AATGTTCGCAAGGAATTAATATTCCGAAAACTGTGAATATCCAAATTTTTATAAGATATTTTTTACTTATCAAATATAATTAATATTAGATACAGTAAAGAAAATGACATCTTATAAATTAATAATAATCAATGGAGATCAAACAAAATTATTTTTGGTAAAAGATACGATTTGAATAATGTAGAAACAATTAAATTATTAATTTCATTAGGTGCTGATATACATGATGGTGATGACTATATGGTGGGATGGGCTTCAAAAAATGGTTATTTGGAACTTATTAAATATTTGGTTTCACTTAATGCAAATATTCATGCGAATAATAGTTTTGCAATAAGATATTCTGCATTAAACGGTCATTTAGGAGTTATCGAATACTTGGTTTCTATAGGCGCTAATATTAGCGCCAATAATGGTGATGCTATCAAATGGGCCTATAGAAATGGTCATTTGGAAGTTATCAAATACTTAGTTTTAAAAGATGCTGATTTTCGTGTTCATTACGATTGTCCAATAAAATTAGCACAAAAAAATGGCCATGCCAAAGTTGTCGAATATTTGGCTTCAATATGTGCAGAACTTATTAGTGGCGGTGAATAATAAATATATGTTATATTTATTATTTGCTTTATTGCTTAAATCATGAGTATATGTTTCACACTTGGCATATAATACCATTCTAAATTTTTGAAATAATTATTTTGTTTGTTACCGTCTTTATGTTTTATGAAATTAAATTTATTATTAGATGGTTTTTTTAAATAATATTTTGCCACTAAATTTTGTACTGGTATTTCAATAATTTGTTGTCCACCTTTGGGATTAGGTTTTGTTAGTTGAATATAAACTGTGCCATTATTTTTTAGTTTTGTTCTTCTTATTTTTTTGGTTTTTGTACTGTATATCTGTCCTTTATTGTTTATCCAATAATTTGGATATTTTTTTATGTGTTTATGATTATTAAGATCGATAATCATTTCATTTGGATCATTATTTATATTTTTCCATACAAATCCTGCTGTTTTATTTTTGTTTCCTTTACAAACACGATTTATATATCTTCTATCTATCCCAGTGGCTTTGGCTGCTGCGCTTTGTGATTCATATATATTGATAAGTTTACCATTTAAATCATATTGTGCTACTCCTCGTTTAGTTATTTTTGTCAAATTTGTATCTACAGCATGTTGCGCATTTTTTGATAATGTAGACCATTCTAAATTGAGATAAAAATTATTAAATTTATTACCATCAATATGATTTACGCATGTATATTTTTTTGGATCAGGATTTTTTACAAATGCTTTAGCAACCATTCGGTGAACACTGCATGTATATTGTTTTTTATTATGATATAAATTTATTTTATGATATCTACATTTCGCATTTAATTTACGAAACAAGTTTTTTTAATATTGCGTATGCGTCCTTTGTTCGAAATTTGATATTTATTTTTAAATAATGGCATAGGCAATGGTTTCCAGAATTCTTTTGTTTCTATTTCTTTTAATTTATTTATTCCTACAATTATTTTATATTTCATTCTTTTGTGTTGACTAGTTTCATTGATTTTTTTTAAAGTCTTTAATCCAGTATTTTTTATTATTTTTTTAGAAGTCTTAGACCCACTTGGCAATGTCATTTATTGTATTGTATTGACAGATTAATATATTGCTTTATTTTTAAAATAATATATTAATTTTCAATTTTTAATGTTTAGCTTCCAGGAAGAACCATCGACTTTGCAGTTCGAATTCTTCCAAGAATATTTATTGATCTTAATTCCTGCAAAAGTAGCTTAAAAGCATAAGGCACAATAATTTTTGATACCTTCGTAGTATTTTCACATGATCGACAAATATAATATTTTTTGTCTGGAACTTTGTGTGCGAATAGGCCGCAAATATCACAAATGTAGCAGGAATATATATCCGAATTATCTACTGTTCTTTCTTTTAGGAATTGTGCGATTCCGTGAGCTGCCATCGCGTCTCTTTCCATCTCCGTTTATACCAAACTCTTCTCAGTATTTTCACTGAGGATCATTGTTCCTATTAATTCGCAATGTCAATCAACTACAATTAAAGTAGTTAAAACAGGATTGACAAGACTCCAAAATAGCACCGTCTCCGGTGGGACTTGACTATACCTTAGGCCATTAATACAAAAATACAGACATATTGTAATTTGTTATGATTAATAGCCCACAACCATCTAGTCGATATACGTCCTTCATGTATATGAATTATTTTTTATTATAATCCATATATTTAGAAGTTTCGCTCAGGATTGTTTCTATTCTCTAGCTTTCAACCATACCTTTGAGTTCCACTCCCCAAAGCCACACTATGGTTTCCCAATAGTGCTTGGTACCAGAGACATAACAAAAGTTTCCCTGAATTTGATTGTGTTGCCTACTGTTTCGTAGACTAGCCAAGGTTTTTTCCTTGACTTGGGCTTAATGAAAACCCGATCTCAGGCCGCCATCTCTCGATCTCAATTATACCAGACTATTCTCAGTATTTCTTCTGAGAATCCTCGTCCTTACTGGTTAGATAATCAAACCTGCTATACATCATAGCCTTGGTATGGATTAGATAATCTGTATTAACGTCATATAGACCCAGTAACACTGTCACCAGTGGGTTTAGACTGTACCTTAAGCAATCATCGGAAATTGCTAGTTTCCTCGTGCCCACATCCGTCCAGTCGTTGAACCTTCACCATGCCCTTACATTAATGGGTTTAGGTGCTTGGCTGCGGATTAACTTCATATCTCATTCATGTTTTTCCTTTGATAGTAATTGGCTATCACCATATAGACCTTTCGGAATGTACTTAGGAATGAATAAGATTAAACTTCTATTATTCTTTTTTTGGTTGTATTTTTTTTCTGGTTCAATTTTAATTGTAATTTTTTCAACTCCTCTTTGTTTTTTAGATAAATTTTTTGGATTAGCAGTTAATAAATCTTTTGGTGCAGATTTCATAGATTTTCTTTTGGGTGGTTTAATAGCTGTTTTAGGATTGTAATATGGAATATGATATTTAGTCTCGGGCATTGCAACACCTGGTACAAAACACCATTCCAAATTACTAATATCGTAATTTGTTTTGTCACCATCTTTATGATTAACAGAATTATGTTTAGATTTTTTTTTTTCTAAAAAATAAATTGCTACCAATCTATGAACTAGATAATCTTTTCTTTCTCCAATATTAGTAAGTTGTATCATTTTTCCACCATCTTTATGGTTCTGGTATTTGATAAATCTTTTGTATGGTAAGCTATATATTTTACCTTCAGCGTTAATTACATAATTAGGAAATCCATCCATTTGTTTGTATTCTGATAAATCAACGCCAGTTTTATTATTTGGATTTTCTTCTAAATAGCACCAATCATAACCACCCACAAATGAATTTTTTATGGAACATGCTTTACATATGGTAGCATCACTAATACCTGTATCTTTACTTGCATCCAAAACAGAATCGTATAAATATGCTTTTTCCGTTATGGGATCATAACATATTACTGCTTTTTTTGTTTTTGGATTCAACCCAGTATCAATAGCATGTTTATTATTTTCAGAAGTTGTGCACCATTCCAAATTTACTGCTCTGTTATCCATTCTATCTCCATTTATATGATTTACATTTCTTTTATTATCCGGATTTTTTACAAAAATCATAGCTACTAATCGATGAACTTTGTATGATTTTTTGATATTACCCATTTGATAACTATGGGACTTGTATCCGGATCGTAAACAATGTTTTAAAATATGATTTGTATTAATATTTTTAGTATTACCAAAATTGGAAACCTGATATCTTTTAGAAAATATTTTAATAGGATGTGGTTTCCAAATTTCTTTGGGTTTGTTTGTTTTTGAACCAGAATTTTTTTTTGACATTTAATGCTAAATAATTTATTGATTTGTTTTCATATATTTTATTTTTTTCAATTTTTTAAAGTCGTTCCCGCAATTTGAACGTGTAGCCTGCATACCCGCAGACTAGCCATATTTTTGATATGACTAGGGTTACTCGTTTTAGGTTATTATTATAAACCTACGGAGAGCCCTCTGGAGGTTCAGTTGTACCATTCTCCTCTCAATATTTCCATTGAGGATCAACAAACTCATCATTTCAGTTACATAAACTTACTAGTTCGACCAATAGACCTACTAATTTGCTAAATTGGCAAAGTTAGTTATGGTATGGATCTATTGACCTAGCTGATGACACCATCGCTGATGGGTTTAGACTTTACCTTAAGCAATCATTGAGAATTGCAAATTCTCTCATGCCCATAACTATCAAGTCGTTGAACGTTAACCATGCCCTCGCATAACGGGTTTAGGTTTTTCGCTGCGGATTGGCTTCTTTTTTATTGACATTTTTCCTTTGATAGTGGTTAACTATCACCATATAAACCTTTCGGAATATACTTTGGAGCCAATAAAATTTTTTGAAGCTGTTCCCGCAATTTAGTTATGTCGCTTGCATACCCGCAAACTAGCCATACTTTTGATATGACTGAGGCAACCAATTCGCCTCGTTAATAATTGTGTTGGACCGCGTGCTCTTGAATTTCCGGTCCACACCGCTTTACCGTTTCTTCTAACATAAAACACTCCACCAGGTACTTCTAAACAAAATACCGGTTCATTGTAATCTTTAATAATTTCTTCAGTTTGTGCATTTTTGATGAGGCTATTATTAACTTCACAATTATTATTGGATTTATTGATATTAATCCCTATTGTGTCTTTAATCATTGGTATAAATTTATCAGCAGACCATCCACAATGTAAGGCTAATCTCATAATATCATCAGCCAGTTTAACATTGTATGTAAAATATACATCTCCTGTATAATTACTCGATACAATACTTTCTAATAATTTCCTTGCTTGGAATGAGCTCAAAGCCCATACCCAATTAGGCAAAGATTTATCTTCAAATTGTTTTAAATATGTATATAATTCATCATTGATAATAATAATTTTATCATCTCTCTGTTCGTAAGAAAATCCAAGTTTTACAACAGCTGAAATTAATGCATTTGTAGTCCATTCTTCATTCCGGTATGTATATATTTGATGAGATTTATTATCTAAGGATCCCTTTGTTATCCATATACCGAATAATATTAACCAATAATTCATATCTAAATTACCTACATTTTGTAATACAAATTGATAATCGGCCATATCCCAAATAGTGTCTTTCTTGTATTTACGATATTGACCGACAATATTTTCTGCTAACTCAAAATCATATTTATCTTCTTTAGAAACCCACATACGATGATTTGGTGTAACCATTAGATCTATTTGTTGAGTTTTAATATGATACATATCACCCTTATAATTTGGATAATAAAGTATTTTGGTTGGATGTTGGTAGACCAATTTATTATCAACTAATGTTGCAACCTTATCATTTGTACTTAACTGATTATGAAATTTCCATCCATCTAAGGTTAACACTTCATGGTCCAAAGTGGCACAATGCGCTTTGTCGCCCACCATCTGTTTCAGTCTCTGATAATATGTTGGACCGATAAATATTTTAGTATTCATTTTTTGGCCGGTCATACCACTATACATGGTTTCATTACCCCATTCTTCGTAACCGGCTGCTACTAAATCATCATTCATTTTATTAATATCTACTCCCATAAATGGAGTAGCATCGCCATATACACCTTTAATTGCACAAACTTTACCCATCAAACATTCTATCAATTGTCCAATGGTCATACGTTTGGGAATGGCATTCGGATTAAGAATTATATCTGGTATTAACCCAGATGTACTAAATGGCATATTCGCACGATGTGGTTTATATCCCACTGTGCCTTTTTGCGTTTGTACCAAACTTCCCTCAGTATTTCCTCTGAGGATCATTGTTTCTGTAAATTCGTAATACTGATCAACTACTTAATAACAGTAGATAAAACAGAATCAGAAAAACTCCAATACAGCACCATCACTGGTGGGACTTGACTATACCTTAAGCCATTAATATTTATTGTAATTAATAGCCCATAACCGTCTAGTCGATACACACTTAACCATGCTATTTGAATCATCAAATAGTTTAGGTTTTTGGCTCGGGATTGTCTCTATTCTCTAACTTTTAACCATACCCTCTTGATATTAAGGCCACATTATGGTTTCCCATAAATGTTTGGTATTAGAGATTTTCGCAAGATGTCCCCCGAATTTGGTTATGTTGCCTACTGTTTCGTAGACTAGCCAATGTATCAGCATTGACTCAGGCCATAATAACCTGCTCTTGATGAGAATTTGTCTCCAACTGCTGGTATCCTTTCTGATCTAGCCCTAATTTTAATAATTGGGTAGCCATCGCTATTGAGTCCTGTAATGACTTTATCGATAGCTCCTGGAACCAGCGATTTATAAATTGTTGAGTTATCTTTGTAAGGTTTTTCATCTTCTTTTGTGGCTGGTTTTGGATTAACCATACCAATAATAACATCACCGTCTTTAATAACAGTTTCTACTTTCGCATATCCTTCTTCTGTTAATTTTTCATAGTTCGCAATTTTTACATTATCCACTTTATTCCGATCCGGTTTCATAAATATACCTGTTTGTGATGAAGCCGGATTTTTCTTAATTGTCTCGAAATATTTCTTTAATGCTTGAGCACGGAATAATCCTTTTTCTATAGCAGAATTATTCATTAGTAAACTATCTTCTTGGTTGTCTCATCCTGGGGCATGTATTTTGCGTACTTCAGGAAGATACCGTTCTTCTCCATGCATTTCCTCATGGTATCATTGAACACTAAATTTCGATATTATATACGTTGAACGTGTGGATATACAGTATCTAGATTTAGTCATTATTGCTAATGGGAATAGACTATATCTTGAGCCTATTAATAATTAATAAGCCTGTTGCCGTCTAGTCGTTGAACACTACCCATATTGTTATATAACAACTTAGGGTTTTGCTGCGAATTTTCTCTATTTTATAATTTTTACCATACCATTAAGATTTCCCTAATGCCACCTTATTAGTTTCCCGATAAAGTTTGGTATATAAAATATTATTAATTAGTCAGTGTTTTAAATTTGGGTAAAATAGTTTGTTTGAATTTTTTCATTAAATCAATATGATTATTCTGATCATTAATATTTATTTTGTTTGTCTTTTTTTGATTATCTAATTTTAATAATGGTCGTAAATTCATCCAATAAAAACATAATGTAATGTCATCAGAATTTGTTAAATCGTAGTTAGATACAGGATCTACATGATCTATTGTCCAATATGTACCATAATTCGAAAATGACATTCCGTCCGTAAATAAATAAATAAGCCATATCATAAAAATTTCTGATTCACATCCTAGTAATTTTTCCATGAATTTTGTTTCACATCTGAAATTACTTTTGATGTAAGAATTTAATTTACTTCTTAACTCAGTAGAAATAAAAAACCCAAAATCATTAATTTTTCTCATATTTCTTGTACTGGTTTGGCGTTCTTGTATAGCTTTTCTATTATTTTTATTATAATTATGATTATATTTACTAATTTTTTTCTTATTTTTTTGTTTGTATTGCCTACTTAATTCGTTCATGCATTTTTTACAAAATGAACGATAACGACCATTACATGTGCTAAATTCCGTTAAAGGTTTAATATTTTTTCCTTCTGGACATTTACCACATTTTTTAGTTTCGATTTTTGTTGACATTTAATAATAATTTTACCCTAACACGATTTATTTGTATTTATATTGTTTTTTCATTCAATTTTTTTTGACTAATTAGTGAGACGTTCCCGCAATTTGACAACATTGCCCGCCACAATGCGGACTTGCCATAGTTTTGGCTATGACATGGGCACAACTTTACCCGGTGTAGCTTGCAATTGCTACAATAACATTTTCTCCTGCAGGGAATATATGTGTTCCCGTATATTTCGATGCTCTTGATGTAACTATCGGAATTTGTGGATGATATAATATATAACTAATATCCGTTCTTTCTCGGTAATCCGAGATATACAAACCCATGGCCTGTCTTGCTTGATTGTACTGGAAAATACCACGGGGTGATTGATTGTGATCCGGAAACGGAATATTTGATGAAATCAATCCTAGAATCATACACGGATGTATTTCACAATGTGTATACCTAGGGAAAACATTTCCATCATATCTGTTTGTACGATTAATTTTATCGATATCTTCCGCATTCTTGATTGGTTTTTTCGTCATGATGCGGTAAGCATTATTAATATATTCTGGGAATATGGCTAACATCATATTTTGTTCTTCCTCCTTATCCACATATTCAATAACATTTGGATATTTTGCCATGAATTCGTCCCAAGTACTAACATTATCCAACATTTCTGGTTTGAAATTAAGTTTGTTGTTAGTAACTGTAAGATATGGACGAATTAATCTACCGCCTTCAGTGTAAACTAGAAATTCTTTTTCCCTGTAATTTAATACCAGTCCTACTGTTTTTTCTATTTCTCCGCGATATCTCATATTTCTTAAATCATTATGAATTTTGATGATGTTATCAGTAACACCAATCCAATTTCCATTGATAAATACTTTAACATAATCATGTAATTTTCTTTTGTTCACCGATTCCAAAGTAATAATTTTATCATTTAAATAATTTTGGATAATCGGTATTTGTGCATTCATACTAGTTGTAACTGAAACTAGCATTGCTAAATTTTTCACTATTCCTGTTTTTGGCCTTGATACCGGACTCGGTTCAGTATTTGCTCTGAACATCATCATCCCCATTGATTCGACTAATTCGCCTGTTGTATAATTATTACAACCATGATACGGACAAATTAATCTTGCCAATAGCACTGTCACCAGTGGGAGTAGACTGTACCTTAAGCAATCACTGGAAATTGCTAGTTTCCTCATGCCCACATCCGTCCAGTCGTTGAAGCTTCACCATGCCCTTGCAATTTATCGGGTTTAGGTGCTTGCCTGCGGATTAACTTCATTTCCATTTACGTTTTTCCTTTGATAGTAGTTGGCTATCACCATGCATACCTTTCGATGTGCACTTAGGAGTAAATGGAAAATAATTTTAGATTAGGATTAATTATTATCATGCATATATTTTTATGCGTATTTGGGAATAAAAAGTTATTTAGATATTAAGATCGGGGTTGGCACCGCCAACATAACACCACTCGAGATTTTTTACATTATTATTTGTTTTATCTCCATCTTTATGATGCATACAATTAACTTTATCATCTTTTGATTTTTTTAAAAAATATATACCAACCAAATTATGTACTAAAACTGTTTTTTTAATTTGACCACCACCTTCTTTTTTTCTCGTAAATTGTATTTGTAAAGCGCCATTTTTATGTTTACCCAATTTCATAAATTTTTTAAAAGGTTTACTATAAACTTGACCTTTATTGTTTATCCAATAATTTGGGAATGTTTTGACTTGTTTGAAATTTTCCTTTTTTAAATCTACCTCTTTCTCATTTGGATTTTCATCTATATAACGCCATTGATATCCACCAGCATGATTCCATTTGCCCTTACATACATCAACAATAGCTCCACTGGATATACCAGTTTCATTATAAGCTTGTGTTAATGTTTTATAATTTTTGATTAAATTATCTTTCATATCATATTGGGCTACCCTTCTTGTAGTTTTACCGGTAAGATTATTATCTGCCGCATGTTGATTATTTCCTTTTATAGTTGTCCATTCCAAATTTTGATAATGATTATTAAATCTGTTTCCATCCAAATGATTAACTATGTCATTAATTTCTTTGTCTGGATTCTTTACAAATAATTTAGCCACCACTCGATGCGTTCGAAAAGACTGTAATTTTTTTTCAGGTCCCATTAATACACAATAACAATAACCATTTTTAATTGTCTGTGCTAATATATTACGAGTTTTAATATTACATACGCGTCCTTTATTGGAAACTTTATATTTTTCTTTGAATAATTCATGAGGAAATGGCTTCCAAACTTCCTTATTATTGGATTCTTGTTTGGTAGTTTTAGTAACTTTTTTTAGTGGTTTAGTTGTTTTTGATCCACTATCCTTTTTTACAATTTTATTATCTGATTCTTTTTTTTTGGTAGTTTTAGTAACTTTTTTTAGTGGTTTAGTTGTTTTTGATCCACTATCCTTTTTTACAATTTTATTATCTGATTCTTTTTTGGTGATTTTATTAACTTTTTTTAGTGGTTTACTTGTCTTTGATCCAGAATTAACTTTTTTTGTTGATTTTTTCCCTTTTTCTGTCATTTATATTTTTTTTAACGATATTAAATTCGATACTTTTTATTTAATATATATAAATCCTATCAATTTTTTTGAAGTAGTTCCCGCAATTTGAATATGTTGCGCGCGTATCTGCGTACTAGCCATACTTTTGGTATGACTGAGGCCCAATTTCTAGTAATTACTACTAGAATCACATGACCTTCCGGGGTTTCCAATGGATCCATAGATCCCCATTGTGTATTATGTAAGTGTCTAGGACTTGTCATTTTATTAGTCGATGCATCCACGGTCGGAGTAATGACACGTCTTAAATAAGATGCCGAGTGTAAATGGTTCATACGATTAAGCATTTGCGATAGACCTTTTCTGGTTTGACTTCCAAATGCACCAGTGGATAATGCTTGCCGTAGTCCCTGTTCAATTGGATTTGGTTTGATATGTGGAATAATATTTGGAGGTTTTTTATCATCTACATTTTTGGATTTAAATATTTTGTTACAATCGTTCAGCATTTTTTTGAAAAATTGTTCAAATAGCATTCCCAAAAGTACTCCTGTTAATTCAATTCTCTTATTAATCATGGAGTCTCTGTCATCACATCCACGATATTCTTCCACATCTTTGTTATTTTTGAGATAACACTTTAATAATTTATGTATCATGTAACCAATATAATATGCCTTATTCAACATGTCAATTTCTGGATTATTTGTTCCGGAACTAACATGTGGCAAAATTAATTGTGTTAAAATTTTCATTAAATGTTTTTTCTTTTGTTGAGCCCTAATTTCTGGACTAGTATCTGAATACTGTTTGGTAGATCGCATATTATTAACTAAAATTTCTATTGCTTCTTCTTTAGTAATAGTTGGAGTATTTTGAACATTCATTGAAATAGATAACTGATTTAGCATTGCTTTCTCTTTTTTGGTATCCAGAATAGAATTAACGATATCCTCATCCGTTTCTAAACCAAGTGCTCTCATCAATGTAAATATTGAAATTTCTTTGAATTGTGGTATTGAAAGTATAATAGAATTATCTTTTTTAATTCTTACTGTGAAAACTTGCATGTTGCCAACAAATTGTGTTGCTGGTCTGGATTGTACTCGTACATAATAAACAATAGTATTTTGATCTTTTTGAGTGAAAACCAATGGCTTGCGATGAATAATTGTTTCAACCGACAAAACTACTTTCTCGCTACCAAGTGTAATAAAATATCCACCCGCATCATATTTACAATGTTTTCTGGAAAGATCCGGTTTAAGTGTAAGATTACAATATTTACTTCCAACCATTATTGGAATCTTTGCTATGGGCACATCTTTTTCTGGTGTACCAATCATTTTGGTATCTGTTTCACCCGTATTGATATCAACAATATCTTGCCATTGGGTAATAGTTGCTGTATACTTGGATGAATATGTTAAATTTTTTTGTATCGCATCTAATGGATACATTAATCCTTCATCGTTATCCAATGTTGGTGGTTTAATTCCCAGATCATCGAAGGTAAGCCTATATCTGATAACTTTATTTTCGGTTGTTTTTTCCGAAATAATATTATCATTGTTTTGTAAAATGCTTGGTATAATTTCTTCGATGAATTGATTAAAGGAATCTATGTGGTGCTTTACTAGAACCTGTTTGTTCCTTTCGAAAAATAAATCTAATAATGAGAAAAATGGCTCTGGGTCATACTTCGAAGTCACATCTTCTAATTCAATACTTCTTTTTGCCATTATTAGTTGATACTATTATTCTAAATATATCTTATTTTTATAATATTTAATAATTATTCAATTTTTTTAACAAAAATAGCTACCCTAAAAAATATGTATAAATGCACGCATTTATATATATTTTTTTCTGCAATAAATTAAATATTTTGCCCAAGCATATTATTTTAAATTAGTGTTTCAAATTAGTGTTTTAAATTAGTGTTTCAAATAATTTCTCAAGTTCGGTATATCCATATCTTTTGGAAATGTTAATAACATAATCATTATCCGCATGTATATCCGCACCAGCATGCAATAAAACTTTTACAACATCTATATGGTTTGATTCCGCTGCCCACCGTAATGCACAATCATTATTAGCATGCAAATTAACATCGTGTTTTAGTAATATTTTAACAACTTCAACGTGACCACGCGTAGCGGTATTAATCAAAATATTATCACTTATTGAAATATTTTTTTTTGCTAGTAAAAAATTAACCACATCAATATGACCTCCTTCAGTTGAATTTTTTAAACCATATTTATTGCAAATGTCGATATCAATTCCTTTATTAAATATAAATTTAACTATTTTTAGGTATCCGTGTGCACAAGCGTATTTAAAAGCAAATTCATTATCCAAATGAACATCAATACCTTTTGATACCATATATTTGAAAACTTTTAAATTTCCCTGAATGATGGCAGATTTAAAAATTTTAATATCGGCTAATTCTTTTTCCGATAATTTGTTATTTTTATTTGTGCCATCTTGTTTATCGAATGATATATTATCCTCAGAACTTTGAGAATTACTTTGACCCATGGCTTGATATTTTTTATTAGATTATTAATAATCCATCCATGTACTAAAAATATCAATTTTTTAATCTTAATTTCTTTTTTCACTAATTTGTTTTGGATATTTGGTTAAACATGATAATATTTATTCTTTATTAATAATTATTAATAAGAAATAAATTTCAATTATTTTTTTTAGTAATATATGATAACTTATGGTTTTATTTCTTTTTATTTATAGATCGCATTATTTGTTTCATCTGATTTGCGTCAATATTCGGCATTTGCATAGATACATTATTTTGTGGCATTTGTTTCATTATTTTTTCTAAATTATCACCTTGTAGCATTGTTTCAAACATTTCATTCATGCCAGGCATAGCCATAATATTAGACATATTTTGTTTTGCTTGTTGACCACGACCAGCTGTTCTGGCTGCCTTTTTTTCGGCTACTTTTTTGCGTAGAGCATTTTTCTTTTCTTCAGGAGTTAATTCTTTTGATTTTTCCGATAATTCCCGATTAAGTTCATTATCCAATTTTTCAGCGTCTTTAATTTGTTCTTCGGAAACTTTTAATGAATTATCTAAATCTGTATCATTATCGTCCAAATCATCCATGCTATCATCGATTATTTTATTATTCCCCAAAAAATTCATATCTATATTGTTACTAGGTAAAGTGGTTTTATACTGGTTTCCTATAGGTTTAACTATTTTTGTGTCTATCTTATTATTTGTGTACAAACCCATATTCGGATTGAATGGCATTTCGAAAACATCTTTCTCTAAAGCTGCCTGAAAAGATCTAATAAAATATGGTTGGACAATTTGTTCAATTATATAATTTTTGGTACTGGAACATTTATTATCTATTTTTGATTTTATTAATTTTGATTGTTGATTGTCCGATAGTTCATTATTAATTTTTATAAATTTATTCATTATGATTTTACAATAAAATAATACATAATTTCTCGCTATTTTCTTTAAAAATATTTTTACCCTCTCATAAATTTTTTTGGATACAATATATGTATTATAATAATAATTCAATAAATCTAAAAATTTACTACCAATATTTGACTGCGAAATTGATTCAATCAGTTGTCTTGCGAACATATTAATTATACTACTCATCAAAAAAGTAGACAAAAAATAAACAGCAACTATCGTATTAACAAAACCATAAACAAATACGATATTATAAATTAATGAAATAAATCCGGATACTACTGAAAAACAAACGGAAATAAACATGGTGTGTCCCAAAAATTTACCAATGTCCTTTAATTTGTCGCTTAACCGATCAGCAAGTAAATTCATTAAAGTTAATAATAGCATTAACAAATTAGATACAAAAAATTGTATATCAAAAAGATATTCCGAAAAAAATACATACTTTAAAAAAATAAATAAATACAATAGAAAAATTGTCACCGTATTGGAAAGTTCATTGGCCATTATTAGTGTATATAGAATATTATTATAAATATTATTCTATATCATGAACGATAGCATATAGAGAAAAATTTTTTTTAATAAAACATAATGTATTCATCAGATTCTTGCAAATCTTCGAATAACATCTTTCAGATTGTATTCATCAGATTCTTGCAAATCTTCGAATAACATCTCTCAGATTGTATTTTTGTTAATAAACATTTACGAGGTCCCAAATAATTTCTTTTTTTTTGACTGATTTCAAATAATTATTAATTCTACCGAAATGATCAGTTGATTTAAATGATGGATAGGAAACTTGTTGTCTATCTTTGAAATTTTTTACTTTACCATATGTTAATCCAGTTAGTGTTTTATCAAAACCCAATGGAGATGGATGAGAACTTGTGATAATATGGTGTCGATATGGATCAATATTTTGACACAATCTATGTGCCTCACCACCCCAAACTACAAAAACTAGATTTTCGAATTTATCATTAAAATATGTCAGTAGATCATCAGTGAAATCTTTCCAAATAGCTTTATGGACATTTTTCTTTGTAAATAATGTAGTAAACGAAGCATTCATCAGAAAACATCCCTGTAATACCCATGCCGATAAACATCCTCCACTTGGAATTTCGCTAATGTGATTAAATGTCAATAGATTATCATAAATATTATGTAAAGATGGTGGTTTTGGATAATTTAATGGTACAGAAAAACTAAATCCCATTGCTTGTGGAATCATTTTATTATTTATTTTATTGGCGCCAGGATATGGATCCTGACCAATAATTATTACTTTTACTTGTTTTGGTGATAATACATTAAAAGCATTAAATACTAGTTCAGCATGTGGTAAAATTGTATCTTCTTTTTTTAATAAATATTCAGATAATATACGTTCCATACCCTGAAAATATTTTTTATTTTCCACTATTGTGAAAAAATCATTCCATGCTGGATTAAATATCAAAGATCTAAGTTTAACTTTGCCATCAGGAAAACATTCTTTCCATGATTTGAAAGAATAATTATTGGTATCAGCAAAAATATAATTTGTTAATGACCTATTACCAATAATCGATTCAACATATTTATTTGGTAATGAAGATGATTTTTTTATGCTGTGTTTTTTTGGGATAATGACTTCATCATCGTCGGATTCATCATCTTCATCCATAAATTTTACTGGGAGTGATAAACCATCATCATCACTATCCGTTTCATCATCTGAATCAATATCCGGTTCTGAAGTTGGTTTGACAGACATTAATATATTTGGTATTAAATATATTTTAATAACAAATTTATTAATTACAAAATCTCTTTCAATTTTTTATTATCTACCCATTAATTCTGAATTTTTTGATAAGATGTTCAGTAGCTGCATTATCTATTAATGCATCAACGTATGGCTGAATTTTATGATATATTTTACCAATTGTTACATCTGATGTCACAAATAATTTAGCTATGTCTTTTTTATCGATATTCAAATCATAATATTGTACCATAACCAATATTGATCCAGCGGCGACTGATTGAGGATTGTGATCAGATGCCAATTTCATTTTGGAACAATTGTGAGCAATTCTAACGGCTACCTCTGTATTAATTTTATTAATTTTTAATTTAGGACAATGACGTCTAATATAATCTTCAGCTGTGTTTGTATTAAAATTATCCAAAAATGTGCTAGTATCCGCATTTTTCATAATTCTTTCGAACTGTTTTTTTCCTCTGGTTACTTTCTTTTCATCCAATTTGAAAAAACTAGCAATTTCTTTATCATTACGCGGATTTTTATTCATCTCACATGCTTTAAATACACATGCAGCAATAATACTAAGTCTATTTTCACCACGAATAATAATTTGTTTGCCAGCATTAATACCAGTTTTATGTTTACAATCGCTTAATCTTTTGTATAAAATTTTGGCTGAATCAACAATAATTTTGGGTATATTATTTTTAGAACAAATTTGAGAAATATACTCAAAAACAGAATTTAAACTTCTTTCTTTGTAGACCATTGAATTCCATTTTTGTTTTCTTTTTAGTCGACTGTTACTTGATCCAGCCATAATAGTACCTTGTGAAGATTTTGGAAAGAAAAAATTGGAAGGACATCCACATCGATTTACCCCTTCACCACGATTATCATCATTATTGTATTGTCTCCACTCTGGTCCATGATCAAACATTTCTTCATTAATCATACCACATTCCGAACATACAACAACACTGGTTGATTGATCCACAATCAATGTTCCTTTTGCTTTGCAACCAACACATATTTTAATTTTTGGTTCATCGTCATTATCTTCATTATTTCCATCAATATCCGTTTTTGGAGTTTCCGATTGGATATCAGTATCTGTTGTCAAATTATCCAATGATTCGGAATTATTTTCATTTTTTATTTTATTTAAAATATCCCAAATATCTTCTTCTTCATCAATGGGTTCGGCTGGTTGGATTTCATTTTCGTCTGCCTTGTCGGTCTTATTAAAAACAGATTCTTCTAACAAGAGTGCATTAGGAAACATATTAACAATTGAAACATTATTAGAAATATTTATTTTGATTTCTTTTTTATTGAAAATATCGTCCTTGTCTGGTATTAAAATTTCATCAAATTCCGAATCCATATCATCATCATGATCCAATAAATCATCATGATTTGTATCCTTCTCCAATTCTAATAGTTCAGAGAAATCAATTTTTAATTTTGGTTTGGTTTTTTTTATTGTATAATTGCCTTTTTCTAGGTCTTCTATGTTTTTTAAACCGGTCAATAACAATTCACTAAGTTTTAGCATCCTACCGTTTAAGTAGTAACTGATTATATCAATTATATCTTTATATCCATTCAAAGCGCATTTTAATATATTTTTATAAATTCAATTTTTATCGAATTTAACAAAAAATATATTATTGGAAAAATTTTCCTATATGCCAATCCTTTTAATAAAAAATTGAATTTATAAAAATTATAGAAGCCTATTAAATATGTAACAGATTACATAATTAATTACAGGCATTAATCATGATTAGAATAAATATAGTGAATCCAGAAAAAAATGAGACAAAGAAACAAATTTGTTATCATAATTTAACTGTAGCAGATCAGTATCACAATTTAGGATACTTTATTGCTGCTTCCCAAGCATGGCTTAAACACAATCCTACTAAAATTTTTCAAGATCTTGAAAAAATGTTGCGAAAAAATAATTTTAATACACATTTATATGCAAAGCCGGTTGATACTTCCAAAATAAAATTATCCATGCATAAAAAAAAAAGAAAAAAAAAAAGAAAAAGAAAAAGAAAATGAAATAAATATTGAATATATGTACGAATGCATTTTTAGTTGTAGGCCAAAAGAATTAGCATTGAAAGAAGTGCTAAGTATTTGGAGTACATACAGAGAAAATTTTGAAAAATTAGCATTTGCTGCCATGATCGTATTAGATAAAGATGAGATTGATAAAAATAATCCAAATATTGAAATATTTGATGATAATAAAATTAATATCATCAAAGACATCATTGACTGTACCAAAAAAATAGTTGCTGAAAAAATAAGTGCTGATGAATATATTAATGAAATATTTTTGCAGCATACAAAAGAGTTTGGTGTCGAGCCAATAATCAAACTAATTGGATTAAATAATAGTGGTCGAATTTATGGCATATTCAATGAAGATAACAATTTATTATCAAATATGGGTTTTTTGATAAAACTAAATGAGTCATCGGAAGAATCAGAAAAAAATTTAATAAATTTATTAAATTTGAGGATGTAATCTGCATTCACTTTGTTCTTTTGATTAACATCTGATGTTAGCAAATTAAATCTCGTTGTTTTTTAATTCTTTTCTGTTTTTGTACTCGGCCAACATAACAGTATCAAAATCGCTTTGGTCAATATCCACGATAACATTTGGATCTGTCACAATATCTAAAATATGATCAACAATTTTTATTTCGAATGTGTTATCAAATAATTCTGGGCTTTTCTTTTTAATATTATCATAATCTTCTTTATTTTCTTCGCAAATATAAACACATCTGACACCAGCTTTTTTGGCTCCAGCTAATTTAGTATCAAGCCCACCAATTTTACTAATTTTACCAGTAAGTTCAATTTCTCCTGTCATTGCAATTGTTTTACTAATTTTTTTTCCTAATAATACAGAAACAAATGCTGTGGTAAATGCACAACCCGCAGATGGACCATCTTTTGGTGTACCACCATCTGGAGCATGTATATGGAATCCGTACGGGAAATTTTCCATTATGCTGTCCCTTGTTTTATTATTTAAAATATTAATTGCTGTAGTCAATGCGCATACTACTGATTCGCGCATAACTTGTTTTTGATTACCTGTTAATTTGAGTTTAAGGTTTGTTCCATCACTAGAACCACCGATATAATTTTTATAAATTTGTATTGGTATGATACCGCCCATACCGAAAGTAGTAGCATATAATCCATTTACGACACCAATCAAATTATTTTTATGTATTTCTTCAACCAATAATGTTGGTTTATCCAAATATTTATGAACAAGTTCGTGATCTATAATAATTTTTTCTTCAAAATCCAAATTAAAAATTTTATTTAAAATTTCTTCATCTAAATGTTCCTCTATTTTACTTTTTTTGTATTTTACATATGGCGCTAATCCAGTGGCTTTATTTTCTGATATTTCATCAGATTCAATAAAGTTATTTTTTGTTTCGAATGTATTTATTTCCATGTATTTTTTCCTCATTAATTCGCGGAATGGGCCTCTCATATAAAATCGATCAATATTGAGTTTAAGCAATATTTGTTCTAATTTTCGCTTGAGTTCACGAACTCCTGCTTCAAGAGTGTATTTTTCGATAATATATTTTATAACAGTATCATTAATATCTATTTTGCTTCTATTAAAACCAATATTGGTACAAAGTTCTTTGAGCATATAATTTTGTGCGATTGTTATTTTTTCCTGTGTAGAATATGCCGAAATATTAATTTCTTTAATTCTATCCAATAAAATAGGATCCAATTTACTTGAATCATTGTAGGAAAAAACAATTAAAACACCACTCAGATCAAATTCAATTGATGAAGAATAAAATCTGTCCTGGAAATGTTGGTTCATATTAGTATCCGTAATATGTATTAACGTATTATAAATTTCATTTGTATCATTTCTTTTGGAGACCTTGTCTACTTCATCAAAAAACATAACACAACGCCAATTACCTGCTTTAATCATTTGTCTGACAATCATTCCATATTGTGCACCAGCGTATGTAAAACTGTGACCAATTAAATCAGCCGAATCGCTCATTCCTCCCAAACCAACAATTGATAAAGGTATATTAAGTGCAGTACTAATACTTTTAGCTAATAATGTTTTGCCAATACCTGGTGGACCAACCAAACCAATAACCTGTCCTGTTGATTCTGGGTTTTGAATCCATTTACCGACTAATTCTATTAAAACTTTTTTACTATTTTCGTGTCCGTATACTGTTTCATCTAAATTTTTTGCTACATTTTGTAAATAGGCCCTGGATTTAGACATTGATTTTTTAATATCCGAAAAATCATTTTTGGAATCTTTTGGTTTCCACGGAAATTGCATTAATCCATTAATCGCCATTTGTAATTTATAATTATTTTCGCCGGATTTAATTTCATTTATTTTTTCTAAAATATAACTTTTAACATTATCTGGCATATTTACTAGTGTGGCAAGTCTTTTCTCCAGTAAAACATTTTCTGGTGTTAAAGTTTTTAATTTGGCTAGTTCATTTTTGAGCAAGTTAGAACTTTTTTTAAGTTTGATCTGTGAATAAAATGACAAATTATGATAAATAATATCGCATAATGTTACGCCACTAATTTTTTTATCTTTTAACACATTGAAAAGAAAGAATGCATTACTAATATTTTGGTCATTTCCCATTAATAATAAATTGATAATATTAAACATTGTTTTAACATCAGAATGAACAAATTCTTTCATGATGAAATTGATGTGTTTATTACTCAAATCATTGAATATATTATAATCAGCCACTATTTTTTCGACTAATTGTTCGGAATTATTGACAAAATAACAACTGCTATTTATTAATTTTGTATATTTGGTGTAAAAATTACCATCGATTTGTGGATAATTATTTTTAATAATATTTTTGGATTCCGTTCTTACATTAAACAAATATTTAGAATATATTTGTGAGGTTCTAATGTATGCATTTAATGAATCTGTAGAAATGTATCCTTCAAAAGTAAATTTAACTGGTAAGCTCTCAATAATAATAGTTATATTACATGTATTTTCTATTAAACTATCATATTTACTGGAACTTTTGGTGACAATAAATTTATTATTATAATTAGGTGATACAGTGTTATTATTTTTTTTGATATATTTATCAATTCTGATATTTAATGCAACGAATACCTTATTGTAGAGCTCAAAAAGTTCGACATCATTTTTGTCCAATAAATAGGTATATTGTTCATTGATGTAAAGTTTAAAGAAATCATCCATGGAAAAAAATCCATTATCTTTACAAAGTGATAAAAGTTCGAGTTTTATTTCGTAAAAGGGATTATTTTTTGCTTCGTTAATATTTTCTAATAATTCCATCATATTTAATCCCTCGTAAATATTTCTATGAACAGAATTATAATTTTGGATGCTTGTATTTTTGTTATTATCTTCAGTTTGCGTATCAGAATCGTAGGTGCTGCCGTATTCTTTATAAATTTTTACCAAATTGTTATTATATATCTTGATCATTGATCGTATCATTGTATCTAATTGTTGCAAAATGTAATTTCTACTATTAATATCGATAACCCAATCATTAAATATTTTTTTGATATGTTTTTCGAAGTTTATGATATGATCTGTATATTTTTTATAGGTATTCTTAAGATGCTGATTTTTTATCTCTCTGATACCGTAATTGTTTTCTACCATTTAATTTATACTAATAATTTTTTTTAATAATTCATATCCAAGTCAAAAATTCCAGCACTAAAAATGCGCAACCACATAAAGTACATTTGGGATTCGATAGTACATTTTTTTTTACGCAAAAATGCACATCGACGCCAAATACGCAACCACACCATTTTTTTATTATCATAATCAAAACAAGAGCATTTTTGTACTGGTTTTTTTTTAACATAAAATTTTTGTTCTAAAAAATGGTGCCAAGCTTGTCTAAATTTTTTTTTTTCATCGACCTATTAGATTTTTTCAAAAATGATATAAAAATAAACTAGTCATAGAAGATCAGGATAACAGATGTCAACTCGTGGAAGGAAAAACAACAAAACCGAAGAAGTTCAAAGTGACAATGAAGAAAATATGGATAGCGGATCAGAAATGAATAATAATAAAAAACAAAGCAAAAATGTAAAGGGAGGCAAGAAGAATAGTAAAAGCAAAGAAGTCCAAAGTGAAGCAGAAGACGACGCAGAAAATAGTGGGTCAGAAATGAGTGAAGATGGTGGAAAACAAGGAAAAAATACAAAAAATAATCTCAAAGGTGGTAAAAAACCCGCACCATCGAGAAGCAAATCCAAGACACCCCAAACTGCAGCAAAAAGAGGAGCAGGATCCAAAGGTCGTGGAAAAAAGGCGGCTACTACTAAACAAACAAAAGGTTCCAAAACAGCCAAGAAAGGTCGCGGATCAGCTAAAGAAAATGATAGATATTTCAAACTAATTGATGCCAAAACGGGAAGATCATATGGCAGATATACTGGTGATACCCCCAAGCAAGCAGCCAGTAAAGGATTCACCAAAATGCTTCAAAAAATGAAAGTTGAAGGAAAAACTCCACCAAAACAATCAACAACAATTTATTTACGCGAATCAACACGTGGTAGTGCCAGAAAAATTTATGGTTATGAAGCTTCAAGACTAAAATTACCGAAGCCACAAAAATTAGTAATAACTGATAAAGAAACCAATAAGAAAAAAACTATTGTTTACCATTATAGAAATAAAATTAAAAAAGTACCAGTACCAGAACAAATTGGTGGTGCCAAAACTCTCCGTTCCAAGAAAGCTGCTACTAAATCTAGCCCAAAAAAGAAAACACAAAAATCTAAGACAACAAATGCAAAATCAAGTGGCAAATCATCGGGTAAAGCATCCCAAAAAATAACAAACAATAAATCATCCAATAAAAAATCTAGCTCTCGTGGATCATCAGGACCAAAGAAAGGATCAACTGGTAAATCAACTCCAGTTAAAAAAGGAGTATCAGCGAAAGCATCTACATCAAACTAAATAATTAGTAACGTTTAAACATTTATTATTGATTGCATTATTAACCAATAATAAATAGTAACTTATTAAAGAATTTAAATAACATATAAAAAATGGGTTCAATACAATGAGAAGTTTTATTAAAAAATATAAATTTGCTAACTAATTTAAGAAATATACTTATGACATCTAAAGAAAAATCAGCAGAAATACTTAGTCAAAATATTAGGAATAAAAATGCAACGCGAGCTATTGTAACAAAAAATGATACTGGTACCGATATTTTAAGCGTAAAATCAGAACCAACTGTATCCAAAACAGTAACAGAAACTACCGCATCAAAATCGGTATCTCCAACATCAAAAAATATTTCAGTATCTAAACAAAAAAATATTTTAGCTTCAATAAAAGAAAAGAATCCAATAACAGAAGAAGCTACTGTTATTTCTAGTACCACTAACAAAGATACTGATGATATCCTAGCAGAGATTAAGGAGCACCTATCTAAATTTAAAACTGTTGATGAAACAAAATTTGATACTACTGCCAAAGATGTAGTTTTGGATTTAGGAAATGGAGATAAAATTGGAACAAAATGTATGCTTCATTATTTGAGCCAAAATGATCAATTATTTCCAAAGGAGGGAACTGAATGCGCACCAATTATTGGAAAATACTTAACAGATAATGAATTAGATCTTACTAAATTATTTAAAATTAGTGGTGATTTTAAGAGAGATCATGCATTTTACAAAAATTTGTATGAATTTATCATATCACTAGCCAATGGAGTCACGAAAGATGCTAGATTTAAAAATATGGATGGACTTCAACAATTTATAAATGGAGGCATTAATTATTTTAATTCATTTATTAATAAGTACCAAGTTATTGATGAGCCGCTAATAAATTCGACCTATAATTTACTGTTATTACTCAATGCATTTACATATAAACGAGCTAATGTTAGTGCTAATGCTGATATGTCCAAACTTATCAAAATAAATAATGATGTTCAAAAAGCTATTCAAGAAAATATTAATTTATACAATAGCATTGATACAAAGAAATTTTCACAAAATATTGCATTCAGTGAAACATCCACAAAATTAAATAATGAAATAAAAAAATTAATTGAAGCATTAACCGAAAGATTTAATAAATTGGGTTCCCAAAAAATCCAACTAGAAAAAAATATTAAGGAATTATCTAGCGAAACAAATTATATTCGACAAATTGTTACTGATCCTAATATAAAAACTCTCGCTAATAACATAATGAAATAATTATTGTGTTACTTTTTTTTTGGGTATATTTTTTATCTAAATTCTTTTTAATATATATAGGGATAATGTCAAATATACTCCAATCAATTGATCCTAAAATATTGTTAAAAAATTTGCAAGACCTAAATGATTTATCAAAACAAGTTTCTCAAGAAATTGAACAACGTAATAAAATACTGGAAGCAGGACTAAATAATTGTAAAAATTGCCAAACAAATCTTAATAATAAAAACATAGCGTCAGTACCAGTACCACGTTAAATAAATTTTTAATATTGTATTTAATATTGTATAAAATATAATATTAAATTATTATAATGTGTGATAATATATGGAATTTTAAACAATTAAATGGACAAGAGAAAAAATTAGGGGAATTCATTAAAGAAATCAATAATATTATCACCCATACACCACAATCCAATTTTAATGAAGCTGATGCGAATATAATTTTTGGATCTGTTTGGTTGGGAAATATACATGCTGCCCACGATTTTAATTTTGTGACGAGTGAACGAATCAAATATATTATCAATGCAACAAGTGACATCGAAAATAAATTTCCTTTTATTCATTATCAAACGTTACCAATTACTGATATAAATGCGTGCTATAAAAATTTTATACAAATGATTGAAGATGGTGCCGATATTATATATAAGGCTATTTGCGAAAACAAACCAATTTTAGTTCATTGTAAAAGAGGGCACCATCGATCAGCATCCGTAGTTGCATTTTATTTAATGAAATATCATAATATGTCATTAATTGATGCTATTTGTATGATAAAAAAAGCAAGACCCACCACATTTAGACGCATGACATGTTTATTACAAACGTTAATACATTATGAATATAGTAGGGTTAACCTGCTACATAGTAGATAATAATTAGTTTGTTAAATTTTCCATGTTTTCATTAAGAGCCCAATAATATGGAAATAATGATTTTGATATTATTTTTGTTTTCTTATTTTCCACTTGCAATTTTTGGAATTCCTCTTTGGTTAATGTATGGCATGATATTTTATTTTCTATTTCAGTGATAATATCATCAATTTTTGTAATTTGAGGATTTATTTTTGTTTCTATATCAGTTCTTTTTTCTAATTGAATTATATCCAAAAAAATATTAATATGGTTTAGTCTTTCTATTAATTGTTCCATTATATATTGATAACATAGATTGTTTGTTAATAATATATAACACATTATCTGTAGTGATGTTCTATATTTTTGTATTTTAGAATAGTGCCAGAATTTAATTTATTAATATCTATTTTGAGAAGAACATCATTTTCCGAATTTGATTTTTTCCTATGGTGTGCAGTATTGTTTTTTTTTATTAATTTGTCTGGAAGATTTTTAATTAGGGAATCAATATTTTCATTGATACTATTTCCTTTTGGAATTTCCTGTACTGTATTATTGATATCGTCATCATCGTCGTCATCATCGGTTGCAATATTGATGGTTTCTAAAATTTTCATTTTATGCATGCCATGATAAATAGAATTACACAAGTCACTTATCTCGTTTATTTTTTCCTGATAGAAATGATTTTCCTCATTTTGATGTGATATTAGCCAAATCATTGTTTCATTTATTACTTTCATTAATTTGTTTACATCTGATTCTTTTAAAGAAAAATAATTTGATTTCAACGAATAATTAAGAGTTAAACATGTTAATTGGAGTTCATCCCTCATGGTAAAATTATCATTTTTTTCAAATATTTTTTTATCCTCATATTTTTTCATAATATCTTCAGTAAATTTATTAATTTCATTTATTTTGGCAACAAATTCAATAGTAGTACTAGCATTTGTAGTATATAGCCAAATTTGAACACTACCAAGATAATCTGTTACTAATTCAATATCTTCATCCATGAATTTACTAACTGGATTATTTACTACCGTCATAATATTATTACATAAATCAGAAATAGTTTTTTTAAGGGCTTTGGTTTCTTCTTTTTCATATTCGGATGGATCATTGGGTAACTGGATTTTTTCATATTGTTGTAAATTTTCATTATCATCATCATCGCCATGAATCTCGGCAGTATTTGACACGATGTTGCCGTCTTTGAAACAATCATTTTTTTTGTTAACTTGTGCAATTAATGGGGCATATGTTTTACTTAGGCGTTCATTTCTTTTCTCTAATTCATCCACTGGTAAATCTGATAAATCCTTATCCTTTATCCAATTTAAATTATTTTTAACATCCATTCTAATTACTTTTTTGTCTGATTTCGTGAGCGCATATGCATCATCCTTGAGATTAAGCATGATCGAATTACATATATTATTTATTTTGTGCAATAACCCAATTTTAAGGGAATATATTGTATCAACTTCTTCATTTTTTTCAGCTTCTAAAATAACACTATCAATTTCATTTCGGGACATTCGGCCTTTAGCACCCCAAGTAGATGTTATTTTGATACTATTTTGAACATCCGATCTTTTTTCGTGAGCAGTAACATGAAGTATACCATTAATATCGATATTGAAAGTTATTTTAATAGTAGGATATCCGCGTGGTCCTTTTTCGAATCCAGTGAGATCAAATGTGCCGACATGGAAATTATTTTTTGTTAATTTTCTTTCACCTTCAAAAATTTTAATACTAACAGTATCCTGATCATCACTATCCGTAGAAAATATACTTGTTTTGCTAGTTGGTATGGTTGTATTACGTGGAATAATAATAGTCATTTGTTTTTGTAATGTTTCCACTCCCAAAGATAATGGTGTAATATCTAATAAAACTAAATTATCTGAAAATGGATCTTCTTTATGGGTTATAATATAACCGTATATAGATGCACCAGCTGAAACCACTTCATCCGGATTTAATGTCGTTGTGACATTTTTTATATTGGTGTTTTGGAAAAAATTCAAAATTAATTTCTGAATTTTGGGTATCCTGGTGGAGCCGCCTACTAATATAACATCATCAATATCATGTTTGGTTAAACCAGCACTTTCTAATACATCACACAATGGTTTCATACACATAATAAATAATTCATTACAGATGGTTTCAAAAAAACTTCTCGTTATGACATGATACAATTTTTTGCCATTATGAAAATCATCAACACATACAACAGCCTTATCATTGGTAGAAAGAATTTTTTTAGCATTTTCAACAGAATTTTTTAATTTTATTTGCGCCAATTTACTTATTTTTAAATTTTTAATCTTATTTTGTTTTCTGAATTCAATAAGTACATGATTCATAATAAGATAATCAATATCTTCTCCTCCGAGATGTGTATTTCCGCCTACAGCTAATGTTTTAAAAACTCCTTTTGAAATGTTCATAAGAGAAACATCAAGTGTTCCGGCACCAAGATCGTATATAATAATATTACCACCAGTTTTTTTTTTCCACTGTTTACTTCCTAAACCATATGCGAGTGCCGCTGCCGTTGGTTCGTTAATAATTTTTAAAATATCCAAACCGGCAATTTTTGCAGAATCGAGGGTGGCTTGTCGTTGCGCATCATTAAAATATGCCGGAACAGTTACAACAGCCTTAGTAATATTTTTATGAAGATAATTACTTGCCATTCGTTTTATTTCTATTAATATCTGTGCACAAATTTCTTCTGGACGATATATATTTTTGTGCGTAACACTAGTATCCTTTTTATCAAGTTGTACTAAAATATTATGATAATTACTTTCATCATCGATAATATCATAAGAAATTAATTTTTTAATTTGTTCAATAACCGGATCATCCATTCTTCTACCAATAATTCGTTTAATGTCATAAATAGTATTACCAGGACTAACATCTTTCATGGATAACGCATTATGTCCCACTAATTTAGCAGATTTATAAAAAGCTACTACACTTGGTACAGTCCTATTACCAAATTGATCAGATATAATTTCAAAACGTTTATTTCTCCATACACTAACGCACGAAAATCTAGTTCCTAAATCTATTCCAATAACATGTTCATTATCATCAATTTCTAAATCACAATCATTCGCATTATTTGGTATATTTTTTAATTTGGATTTTTGTTTTTTTATTATTTTTTTGGTTGTACCTCCTGATTTCTTATCCATGTTGTGATAATACTAATCTATATATAAAATTATCATTAATTAAACGTGATGTCAATATGCCGCACCCTTAAAAAATATGAAAATGTATATATTTATATGAAAAAGTCTCGTAAAAATATATGCATTCTCATATATTTTTAGAGAGCCATAATAAAAAAATTGATAAATAAATTTATAGAACTGCTATTTTTGTTAAATAATTTAAAGATTAAATAGTTATTTCCAATAACGATGATCAATTCTGAACCGATATATCGAAATACGCAAATATCGACAGCTAAAATCAGTGTTCAACAATTGCTCGCGCTTAAGGATAGTAAAGTACAACCAATTGATGGATTGAGCATACCCAATATTACTGTTCCGCCGCATCTTATTAGTCGCAAAAGAACAACTGAAGCATGTGATACATTATCTATAAATATTCGCCAATTATTTAATAGTTTAACGGTAGATAATATTTCAAAAGTAAAAGAACAACTTCGAAATATTATTATAAAAGCGCAAAATATCGAAATGATAGAAGAAATTGCGCAAGAAATATTATCAAATTTTGTCATAAGTGAACAAAATATTAAAAATTACATGCATCTATTAAATTCTGTTAGTGCAGCATGTGTTTTGATACCATGTAAACAAGAAACCATTGGCCAAAATACTGGCAGTGTTTCCCCAACTATTGGAAACTGTTTTTTGAAAAAATGCAGGGATATGATATTTAATTCAATCCAAGAGGCAAATATTAGAAGTATTGCCGAGCTTGATCAGGATGATATGGATGAACTCGATAAATATAATAGACAACGTGAAAAAATTAATAATTTGGTTACTACAATTTGTTATTTGTATGAACAACGATATACTTCAAATATTAAATTAACTTCTATGCATTTATGTCCATTATTAAATACAATAATGACTTCCTACAAAAAAAATCAGGATAAAATGAAAGAAATGGGAAATCCGAATATTGAAGATTGTACAGACGAGAATGAATATGAAATATTAAGAAAAATGTGTACTCTATATGCAGAACAACTGTATATTTTTATGAATCGAGAAGCACGCGAATTTGTCAAAGACGCTGAAATTACAAAAGGTCAAACACTTAAAAATATGATTGATCGTTTTAAAACTGAAGTGATTCCGACTCTTACGGAAGAATTTATTATTTCTAAATGTGATAGTATCGTTTATTGATTCATCTTGTAAATAATTTTTAATCAATAAATAATAATTTTTTTATTATTTATTGATAATATTTTATGATTATCTAATTATATTCCTCAATAAATTCGGTATAATCAGGGTAGTAAATCCATATAAAAGTATATAAATTTATTTATTATAATTGCAATAATGCGATCCAAAGAAATTCTCAAATTACTTAAAGTTTCAAGAGTTACTTTATCATCTTACGTTAAATCTGGTTTAATTAAAGTTACTCTGTTATCTAATGGTTATTATGATTATCATGATGATTCTGTTT